CACCATAGTCCGGCATGAAATCTTTTGGCTTAAACGCTTTTTGTCCCTTTCCCCTATTACAGTTCGCTACCGTAGAAGCTACAATACCAGCACGAAAATCTAGCGTATCTCGCTCTTGCTCATAACGCTTAGTAAGATATTCAAACTGTAGCGGAGTTATGTCGAAAAATTCCTCATCGGATAATCCCAACTGAAATCTCGCTACAGACCACATATCAAGCCAATTTAACTCTTGGCTTTTTTCGCTTTTTCTTCCTTGTCCTCGCTTTGTTGATTTTTTTTTACTTCATCTTCCATCGCATGAGCAAAAGCATCTTTTATAGTACTTTCAATCTCATCTTGATCAGAATCATCAAGTAAGTCTTCAACATCTTCCGGGGTTAAGTCTCTATGATAACGCTGTAATCCAGACCATAGTAACTTCGTTAAGACTAGCGGAGTCATTTCTAACTTCGATGCCTCTCCTTGATCCAATAGATTAATTCCAAACGCTCTATCAAGCGCAATAATCGCTTTCATGCCGAACTTCATCTTGTATGGTTTTCCAGCCAACATGACCTCGACAGTCGGGATCGCTTTTTTTGCATTAGCCATTTCTTTTCTCCGTTATGTTTATATTACGGCTTCCCCGTCAAGCGTCAGACCGATAGATGCTGTGATCCTATCGGTAAGTTGTACGCTTGGATTGAAGCCTGTTACATAAGCTGCGAATTCCCATACGGAATTCAAAGATTCATCTGAATCAGAACTTTGAACACCATCAGGAAAAACTAAGCGAAAATTTCTCAAAGCGCCTGACTTCAAATCTGAAATCAAACCCAAGTGAGAAGTATCTTTTGGTAAAAAGTTGACACCTAGCGTCACGCGCCCACCCTTTACTTGCCCCGGAATATACTGCACATGATTCGCAGGGGAAGTAATTGTTGAGGCGTCAATAGTAGCTTGCGCCATAGATGGGCCAGAAAGACTAATGACTTCAGCAATTGAATAGAAGATCTCAATCGGATCTCCCCCATCACCTCTATCTAACGTCGTTCCTAGCCCAGCTACGGGATTTAAGTTACCACCAAATGCCAACTTTCTTTTCCTTTATTAAACAGAAGTTAGGTTATTATATAACCGCAAAGTCTGGTTGCCCAGTAACTTTTATTTCTGCACTTGCACTCAACTTGTCGTCGATAGCTGCACTTGGCTCAAAAGAGACAACGTAACCACCAAACTGCCAAGTCGTACTATCGGCATCACTCCAAACGACTTGAAAGTTTCTACGTGTGCGATTCAAATAATCAGTCAGAAATTTCTGCTGGTTAAGATTGCTCGGTAGAAAGTTCATGTCAATCGAAATTGACCCCGGATCTTTCAGAGAGGGGATAAACTCTCTAAACGCATCAGGTGACTCAAAGTGAGTTACCTCGATAGTATCCAAAGATAAGCCCGGACCTGTTAGATTCGTTACTTCTGCAACAGGCACAAACAACTCATCAACTCCCCCAGCCAACGCTGCTGCTGGCGTTTCTTCCGTAACAGCCGCAGTTCCGTTTCCAATATTAGAAACAATAACTAGCGCGTCACAGTCGTCGTCAGAACGAACAGCGTCAATCACTTCTTGAGCTGTTGCGTCAACGGCAATTCCGTCAGCACTTCTCGGTGTCACCGTAATCACAGATCCTACAGCAACACAACTAGTCGCTACTTGCACTCCAGAAAGAGCGATCTCGATAGTTGTTGCATCTCCTACTACTCCAGCAGTCCTTGCTTGCCATAAGATTCCAGAATCTCCAGAATCAGTTATTAGCTGCGATTGGGTTCCCCCGTCACCACTTTTTAGGACTGTTCCAAATCCTGATGTTGCATTACTTACTCCCATAGTTTTTTCTCCTTTAAGGTTGAATGTTATTTATAGGGTCTTCACAGTACCAAAAGCCTAAACGTAGCATTCGGCGAGCTACCTCGTCTTCTCCTTCGTACATGTCTCGCTCATCTTCGAACAAAACTGGTCCTACCGGAGTTGTACCCATAGTTCCTTTGAAACCAAGTAGGACTCCTTTTAACGCTTCCGCTAAATCCCAAGTTTCAATCCTGCGCTTTGACCAACAATCAAACTGAAACTCCGTGAATAACAATCCGCTACTCCCAGAAGTTAAAGAATTAACTACTGATCCGGTTACTCTAAAATAAGTCAATAGTGGGAATAGTGGATTTTGATCTTTAGTCCAAGGCATTATCCTATCCCCAACTAAATCCGTTATCTCAGTCTTGCTATTTACGTAAGCAACCATATCTGTTTCTAAGCTCATATCTTCCCCTTCGGGACAGTGTTGTTTAATCGAGATAAAATAGCATTAGAAATACTTGTTCGAGCTTTTTGTAGTCCAGCAGCACCGCCGGGACCATAGGTAGAAACAAAAGCTGGCTCCCAAAAGGGTTGTGGAAACACAAAGCTACTAGAACCAAAAACCGTACCAGCCCCTCTTGTCTTATGACCAAACTCAACCATGTGTGCATAGAATGCTCCAAATGGATCTTGCCTACTAACGCCGCCCTCAACGAAAGCATCTGAAGAGTAAACAGCGCCACGCTTTACGAATCTCTGCCGAACATCAATAGCACTTCTTAGCCTTCCCTTATCTACGGGCGCATTAGATTTAGCTCTAGCTGCCATTGCGTCAGATATTGGATTCAGAGCATCCTTAACAATCGTATTTTGAATACGTTTAGATATGTCTACCACTGCTTTTTGGAATTGATCAAACCCTACTATTTCAAACTTATCTTTAGCCATCTATCCTACTAGTGGTGTCTCTCTTCTGTACTGACACGCTATCTCAAGCCAATGTCTGTTTCTATTCCCCATCGGAGCAAGTCCAACGATATCGTATTCTTCTCCCTCAAACTCAACAATCATCTCTTCAGTTAGCCCATCCTTATAGCGGATTAAAAACTTATAACTCCTAATAGCCATCTCTCGTTCTGCCGCAAACCTCTCTCTTCCAATAACAGGGTTTATGGCAGCAAATGCTTCATGGAACAAACTAGTAGTGAGCACAACTTGCCCTGACTCATCCCTACTCTTACTAATGGATAAAATCTTAATAAATCTATCCAGCTTTCCAATATTCGGCATTATACAAACTCTATTACTCTATAAGGCTGTAAAATCCAATCTACACTTCTAGGTACCTCCGCAACGACTAAGCCCGGAGCAACTAAAACTGATTCTCTATTCTCAAAGTTATGTCCTATTGTAATTAATATTGCCTGTCGTATGGCTTGAGGAATGTCAACTGAAGCTGTTCCATACCCCGACGTATATTCAATCTTAACGGCATTTGGTACTATCGCCGTACTAGGCCAGCCTTCCGTATTCTTTAATACGAGTCTCCCCGGCTCATTCTCGTTATCAATATCATACTTTGTAGAACTTAGAGTTTGTAAGACTTCATCTTCATCGTAGTACTCAACTAGATCGACATCTATTATTGTAGGCCAATCGAGTATAATAGTCTTACCTTCGTTTGCTCCTGTCGAGAAATGACCGGGACGACGAGATGCCCTACTCCTTTGCTGTAGTGAGGCCTCCCCATACAGAGAAGTGGACGGAAAGCGATCTAGGGATAGTCGCCATTGTTGAGATATTAAAGACCGCCTTAATATCTTTTCTACCTCTTGGGTAGCAGAAGCAATTAATGCATCAATTAAGGTATCTTCATTATCATCAGTAACCCGAAGATGAAGCTTGGCTTCATCCCGACTTATTGGATTTTCGCTTGGCTCTGTTATTCTTCTTAACGCCATCCTCAGATCCCTCTTCTTTTGCTGACTCTACTTCTACTATCTCTTCAAGCTCTACTTTTTCTTTTGGTGCTTCTTCTTCCACTGCTGTTTTACTAGCTTCCATTTCTCTAGCAATCTTAGCAGCCTTCAATGCCCTCTTATTATTAACTGGAGCACGAACCTCTCTAGGCTCAATCACTCTTGTCTCTCGGTTATCTATTGCCGTACCATTACCTTCATATGGGATAGCACTACCAGAGTTTATTAACTGAATTGCTTCTGCGTCAGGTAAGTCTTGTAGAGAACCAGCTCTATACTTAACTCCACGTCCCAATTCTGTTTTGCATTTTATTATTACTTTCATTTTTATAGTTCCTCAAAAACTGATTCCATGACTAAAACCTACTTGGGAGTATTCCCCCCAAGTAGGCTAATTCATGTCTGCTAAAAATTAAGCAGCAATAGTTATGACTGGAGACTCAGTACCAACACCATCGGCGCGAGTAAGAGGCGTATTCCATGACAGTGTTCCATCTGCCCGAAAACTTACCCTCCAAACATTTTCTTCGAACAAGAATCTAACATGCATAGAGAATGCTTGCTTTAATCCACCTTTTGTTGCGAACAAGTACTGATTCATATCAGCAAGAACGAGATCTCCCTCT